TGTTGCACTTTGGTCTCTGCTCACTGGCCCTAAGGGTGGCGAGGTTTACTCATGCGCCGCTGACAAGGATCAGGCGCGCATTGTGTTCGGTGAAGCGAAGAAGATGCTTGAGAACGAACCTGAGTTGGCAGAACTGGCCAAGGTCTACCGAGACGCTATTGAGATTCCGTTGACAGGCTCGGTCTATCGCGTTCTCAGCGCCGAAGCCTATACAAAAGAAGGCTTGTCGCCCACGATGGTCATTTTCGACGAGTTGCACGCTCAACCAGACCGCGACCTGTTCGACGTTATGCAATTAGCGCAAGGTGCGCGTGGAAATATGGCAACAATCTTCTGTATTACCACTGCAGGACAGAAATCTGACACAAAAGGCGGAGATTCCATCGCTTACTCGCTATATCAGTATGGTCAGCGCGTCAGCAGGGGCGAAATAGACGACCCAAACTACTTCATGGCATGGTGGGAAGCTCCAGTAGAAGCAGACCACCGCGATCCAGACACCTGGGTCATTGCAAATCCAGGATTCGGCGACCTAAACAGCGCAGATGACTTCGCAAGCACGGTTTTACGCACACCAGAAGCAGAATTCAGGACAAAACGCTGCAATCAGTGGGTTTCTAGTGCTTTGACATGGCTTCCGACTGGAACTTGGGATGATTTAGTCAGTGAAAGAGTCATTACGCCTGATGACGAACTAATTATCGGCTTTGATGGCTCATTTTCTGGTGACACAACAGTTTTAGTCGGTTGCACTATCCCACAGGACGAGGAGCAGCCTCACATCTTCCTAATCAAGGCTTGGGAGAAGGGTCCAGACGACGACAACTCCTGGCGAGTTGACATAACTGGCGTAGAACAAGAAATTGTTCGGTTCTGTCAAGAATTTCCGAAGGTTCGGGAGATTGCCTGCGACCCACATCGCTGGCAACGCACTATGGCCTATTTGCAAGATGAATTCGGCCTACCGATAGTGGAGTTTCCATCCACATCGGCTTCTCGCATGGTGAAAGCCACAGCGAGATTCTTCGACGGAGTAATGGAGAAGAAACTTACTCATTCAGGCGATCCGTTACTTGCCAGACATTTAGACAACTGCGTATTGAAAATCGACAACATCGGTCCACGCATCGTCAAAGAGAATCGCAATAGTAATCGACGGATTGACGCAGCAGTGGCAGCTGTAATCGCTTATGAACGGGCTACCGTAGGTAGAATGGAAGAAGTAGTGCCACAGGTATTTATTTAGGCGGACATGAAAGCATCAATTTTGCAAATCGCAGGCGCAGGTCTAATTTCTGCTGGAGCAGGCATTATCTTCCCGCCGCTAGGTCTAATCGTAGCAGGCATAGCAGCACTCATCTTCGGTATCGCTCTGGAGCGTAGCTAATGCTAAATAACTTATTCGAAAAGCGCGCAATCTCTTTCCAAACGGTTTGGGGCGCTGGTGACTTTGTAGATGTTCAGTCACTATCGGGAACTGTTATCAATTCTGATACAGCAATGCAACTCAACGCTGTCTTCTCTGCTGTATCACTAATTTCTGACACTCTGTCAACCCTGCCCGTGGACGCATACATCAGATCGCAGGGCGCACGTTACGCGCTACGTCCGCGACCAGTATGGGTTACAAAGCCAGATGTAGACACAACTAAGGAAGCTTTCTACGGCGCAGCGATTGTTTCGCTGTTGCTAGACGGAAACATTTTCATTCGCGTATTCCGTAATCGTCGCGGCGAGATTGTTGACATGAAGGTTTTGAATCCAATAGACGTTGACATCAAGCGCAACGGCCAGGGCCGCGTTATCTTCAACGTAAGGGGTGAATCACGCGGACTAACTCAAGAAGACATTGTTTTCATTCCTGACGTAGTAAAGCCAGGCTCACTGCGCGGTATCTCGCGCGTAGAAGCGCTGAAAGAGAATTTCGGTTTAGCATCAGCGTTGGAAAAGTATGCAGCTCGCTTTTTCGGTTCTGGCACCCAAACATCAGGCGTATTGGAAGTTCCAGGCAACCTAACCGCAGAACAAGCCAAGTCCATGCAAGAAGCGTTCGACTCACGTCACCGCGGATGGGCAAGAGCGCACAAGACGGCAATCATCACTGGTGGCGCACAATACAAGCCAACTAACGTTCCAAACGATCAGGCTCAGTTCTTAGACAGCCGCAGAATGGCAGTGGAAGACGTAGCGCGTGCATTCAACATTCCACCGCACCTACTTGGACTGCCTGGCACGAACACTTACGCATCAGTTGAACAAAACAACATTGCATTCGTAACTCACACGCTTCGCCCAATCGCGCAAAAGCTAGAAGGCGCGATGACTTACCTACTTGCTCAGGAAACTGGCAAGGAAGCAGCGTTTGTGAAATTTAGTCTGGACGGATTGCTACGAGCAGATGTCAATTCACGCACGGAAGCTTATGCCCGCGGTCTGCAGTCTGGTTACTACAAAATCAACGACATTCGTCGCTTTGAAGACCTTGAGCCAATCGATGACCCGTCGGCAGAGACAGTTCGCGTGCCACTGGCAAACGTAAACGTTGAAGCCGCCGATCTGACTGCTATGTCCGAAAAAGTGGACATGGCACAAAGACTTATCCAAGTTGGCTTTGACCCTGCAGACGTTATGGCAAAGCTAGAACTTCCAGCCATCGCACATACGGGCAAGGATTCGGTCCAGCTACAGGCTGAGGGTCAGTAATGACAATCTATTCGGCGCAACACACTCTTGGAACAGCAGCGGCAAGAATAGTGCCTCCGTCTACTCAGCCTCAAGAAGTGCATTTGCACAATATGTCAAAAAGCTCAAATCAATTTGTCCATGTTGGAAATCAAAACATAACTCTGTCAAATAGCATTCACCTTGACCCAGGTGAAAGCAGAATAATCAATTTACAAGCAAGCCAAGACCTTTGGGGAATAAGCGATCCAAGCGGGATAAAAGTTGGTGTTCTAGCAGTAAGGAAAGACTAATGCCTTATTACATTTCCGATTCAAACCCAGGCTGCAGCGGATGGGCTGTAGAAAAGTCAGACGGTGAAGTCTTGGGTTGTCACCGCACTAAACAAGAAGCTATCGACCAGATGGTTGCACTTTCCATTTCCGAGGGCATGGAGCCAGGCGGCGAAAGAGCTATGCCTGGATCTCTAAAAGTCGGCGATTACGTATCTTGGAATTCTTCAGGTGGACGAGCAAGAGGCGAAATAAAAGAAATCGTCGAAGATGGTCGTATAAATGTTCCAGACAGTTCAGTTACAGTTGTAGGCACACCAGCAGACCCCGCTGCCCTTATTCAAATTTATGAAGAATATAACGGCGGATGGCGCGGCACCGATGTCTATGTCGGTCACAAGTTTTCAACACTTACTCAAATCTCTCCATTACCTGAGCCAAAAGATGAGCCAGAAGATGAAGATGACAGAATGTCAGAAACAGAATACAGAGAAGTCAACCTAGACCCACCCTCATACATGAGGGCTGCAGCGCGCAGGGGCCTTGAATACTACGAGCAAGGATTCGGTGGAGATGGACTGGTTGAAAGAACTATTCGTGAAGCAAGAGCCATGGCAGCAGGTAATGTCACTGCTGATAAGTGGGTTAGGATTCGGGCTTGGATTGCTCGTCACCTTCCTGATCTGGACAGTCCCGCCGCAAAACCTGATTCGCCTGATTATCCTAGCCCTGGCGTAGTCGCACATTTGCTATGGGGTTCGGGTCCATCAAAGCGATCAGCACAACGCACACTTACTTATGCAGAAGGTGTGGTTGCTAGAATTGAAGAAGAAAATGAAGGCAGAGCGAAAGGCCAAGCATTGTCGAAGATTGAAAAGCGCGTAACCCCTATTGAATTTGAGGTGCGCGAAGATGGCGACTACATGACCTTTGAAGGTTATGCTGCCATATTCAACTCACCATCAGAACCGCTACCGTTTATCGAGCGCATCGCACCAGGAGCATTCAAGCGCTCTATCGAGGCTCGCAATGACATTAAGCTTCTGTGGAATCACGATACTGGAACAGTTCTAGGTTCTACCCGCGCTGGCACACTAAAGCTTTATGAAGACACACGCGGTCTCAAGGTGGTCGCGCAGCTTCCAAACACAACCGCTGGGCGCGATGCTTCAGAGCTACTACGCCGCGGTGACGTCGACTCTATGAGCTTTGGATTCAGTGTTCCATCAGGCGGAGATGAATGGTCTCAAGACGGCAGCGAAAGGACGCTACGCTCAGTCCGTCTGCACGAAGTTTCAATTGTCGCTTTCCCTGCCTACTCAAGCACCGCTGGAACAACTTTAGTCCGCGGCCTTGACAGGGTAGCCGAGAGAGCGCAAGTTGACGCAGATGCTCTAGCTGACGCACTTGTCAAACTGGAGGAAGGCAAGGAGCTTTCAGAAGATGAAGGCCGCTTACTAAACCAGGCAATCGACTCTTACACTCAGAAGGCTGAAGCTACAGAGCCAGAAGGTGACATGGACAAACTTGCTCTGAAGAAACTAAAACTCAAACTATTGATGGGAAACTAAATGGCGACTAAACAAGAAATTAAAGCAGCGATTCTAAAGGTCGCTGGAAATCCAGAAGGCGGAGTTATCTTTCAGCTCGCAGATGCAATGGCTGAAGCAGTTGTTGGCTTAGACGCACCAGTTCGTTCTGCTGCATCCTCCTATGAGCCAACTCAAGAAACCCGCGTTATGAAGGCTGACGAAAAGCGGTAGCCCCTGACCGCTGAATCCAAGCGGGTTCCCCCCAGAGTGTCCTTTCCTCTGGGGGTTTTCATTTCATTATGGAATTCAGTTGTAAAATTTACATATCGGATGTGAGTCAGCTCTGCCGTGTTCAGTTTGCGTCAGCGCGACTGATAAACCGTAAATAATAAATTAGGAGACTAAATGTCTGAGTTCGTAAAGGCTCAGCAGGAAATCCGCGCAAACCTAACTGAGCAGATCCGCGATGTAATCGAGGGTGCTGAGAAGGAGAGCCGTGGACTTGACGCTGCAGAGCTAGAGAAGATTGACCGTATTGAGGACGACATTGCTCGTGCTGATAACGCAATCGCCGTTGCAAAGCGCAACGAGGAGCGCGCACTAGAGGCTTCCGTAGCCGCTAAGGGCTTTGCTCTACCAGAGACTCAAGAGCGCAACGCTTCTGAGGTTCTACGCAACATTGCTGCAACCCGTGGCTCTTATATGTTCGACAAGGAAGACAGAACACTCGTTCCTTCCACCAACACCGTTCCAAAGTCATTCTTTGACGAGGTATTCGATGTTGCTCGTCTAGTTGGTCCAATGCTAGATGTCGGACAGAGAATCAACACCACTTCTGGTGAAGACATCACCATCCCAACTCTGACCGCTTACAGCACCGCAACCATCAAGGCTGCTGGTTCTGCAATCGACGAGTCCGAGCCAACTTACAGCTCCATCACCCTTGGCGCGTTCAAGTATGCACTCTTGATTCCCGTGTCAAACGAACTGATTGCCGATGCAGGATTTAACATCTCTGCACACCTCGCTGAGCAGGCTGGTAACGGTCTTGGCTTTGCAGTAAACAATGATCTAACCCTTGGAAACGGCAGCACTGCACCTAACGGTGTTGTAACCGCAGCTGGTTCTGGTATCACTGGTGGAACTGGTGTTTCTGGTGCATTCACCGCTGACAACCTGATTGACCTACAGTATTCACTTGACGGAGCTGCTCGCAGACTCCCAGGTGTTGCTTACATGGCCGCAGGTCCAGCTATCGGTGCAATGAGAAAGCTCAAGGACACTGCAGGCAACTACCTGTACCAGGTAAACGTTGGACAGCCAGACAACTTTGCTGGCTTCCCAATCATTGAGAACCCTGCTATGGCAGCCGTAGCCACTGCTGCAAAGTCAGTGGTTTTTGGCCACCTACCAAGCTACAAGGTTCGCGTTGCTGGTGGAATTCAGGTAGCGACGTCAACCGACTACGCATTCAACAAGGACGAAACATACTTCCGTGTAATGATGCGCGTTGACGGTGACTTGACTCACGCAAGCCACATCAAATTCTTCGTTGGAGCTGCAACCTAGCCTCTGACGAGAAAAGCGAGACCCCCGTAGATCTAGGTTGCTACGGGGGTTTCTTTTTGCTATGGTGAAGCCATGTCCAAACAACCTAGTATCAAAGGGGCAATAGCCCTCGCATCCAATAGCCCAGGAATGCCCACTGGTTATGGCAATCAGGGAAAGCTATTTGCAGAACACGCACTTCGGTCAGGAATTAAGATTGCCGCCCTATCCAACTATGGATTAGAAGGCACACATTCAAGCCTTGACATTGCAGGGCATAAAGTCCCGCACTACCCCAGAGGCTTTACCAATTATTCGGTAGATGTAATGGATACCTGGTATCAAGACTTCGCCAACAAACATCAAGATAGAAAAACAGTTTTGATGACCCTGTATGACGTATGGGTCTATAACGAACTAAAGTTCGACGGGCCTATTGTCTCTTGGGTTCCACTAGATCATGTCACCCCGCCACCAAAGGTCATAGAGTTTCTCAAGCGCGAGAACGTCACCTCAATCGCCATGTCACTATTTGGTCAACAGCAATTAGATTCAGTAGGAATTCAGTCCATCTACATACCGCACGGTATAGACACAAGTATCTACAAGCCCACAGACAAAATAGAAGGTTTGCCTGGAAAAGAATTTATGGGAGTTCCAGAAGATACATTCCTAGTCGGTATGGTCGCCGCAAACAAAGCCAATGGACAGATACATAGAAAAGCCTACGCAGAAAACTTGCTCGCTTTTGCTTTGTTCCATAAAAAATACCCAAACTCACAAATTTACATTCACAGCGAACCTACGCGCGTTTATGGTGGGTTTGACTTAGCAATTCTTCTCAAGTCGGTAGGGCTAGACAAGTCAGCCGTGATACTCCCAGACAGAGATATGCTACGCACTGGATACCCAGATCAGATGTTGGCTGGCTTCTACAGTGCAATGGATGTTCTACTCTGCACGTCTTATGGCGAGGGATTCGGTATCCCTACAATCGAAGCGCAGGCTTGCGGCACTCGCGTCATTACAAGCAACTTCGCCGCATCGAAAGACCTTGCATCGGAAGATAGTTGGAAGGTCGATGGGCAACCATTCTGGGATGAGGCTCAAGCCTGCTTTTTCTCGATTCCATCGGTCAACAAGATTGTCAGTTCTCTAGAGGCTGCTTATCACGCAGAGCGTGGGACAAATCAAAAGTCAGTCGAGTTTGCAAAGCAGTTCGACTTCGACCATCTATGGCAGTGGAAGTGGCTGCCATTCTGGAAAGGAATGTTCGCATGATTGCTTGGCTCACACACCATCTGCCAACAGAAATAGAAACAATCAACGGCATCCCTGGCAAGTATCGCGGCGGAGCTGAGATGACTGACTTCGGCTACATTAGCCAAGCCCCAGAAGAAATAAAGCTCTTTAGCCCAGATCAATGGCAAGGGGCAATGGAGCATGAAAAGCTGATTATTACTGGAACAGACTTACTCACTGAGGAAGCAATGATTAAGTTAGCTAAGGTTAGCCCAGTTCTGTTGGTGCATCACAAACAAACCCAATCGGCTGCTCGCAAACAACTAATTGACTCAGCCAGTATCTTTATTTGCCACACCCCTAAGCATCTTGAACTGGAACTTCAGTGGACAGACCCAAAACAAAGCACTTGGGTCATTTCCTCACATAATCCCTCTGACTTTGTTGCAAAGCCAAAAGAAAACTTTGCTTTATGGGCAAGTCGCCTACACCGTCAGAAGGGACCTGACAACGCCCTGCGATGGGCAGAGGAGCATCAGATCCCGCTTGTCTTTTACTGGAACAAGCCCAGAGAGCTTGTGTTGGAAACAATGGCTAGGGCTAAGCACTTTGTGTTTCTACCTAATGATTTCGATGCCGAACCGCGAACTGTTATAGAGGCTGTGCTGTCTGGCTGTCAAGTTCACGTCAACGACAATGTTGGTATCAGTTCGATACCAGATTGGTCGAATACTGAAATTATGGCCGAGCTGGTCAGCCATGCTGGACAAAAATTTTGGGAAGCTGTCTTATGACAATCTCAGTAGTAACGGCTCTTTACGGCCAGCAGTATGTTCAGTATTTAGATCGCTGGTGGAACGCCCTTTGCGGGCTAAATAGGCAGCCTGATGAAATTGTGCTTGCCACGATTCCAGGAGATAGCTTTGGGCTATTTAAATCCGTGCCAGATTGGTGTAAGTCTGAAATAATCAAAATAGAGGGCAAAGCCGATGGAGTGCATGGTCCTTGGTATGACGGCATGAAAGCGACTACTTCTGACTGGATTTTCGGTTGTGGAATTGATGACCAATTCAGTCCAGATGCTTTTGACCAGGTTGATGAGGCATCAGTGCATGAGGCCAAAATTATTATTGACAGGATTCAATACCTGCAAGGGGGCGACTGGCCCGCCAATTGGAATCCAGAGAATTGGCGAGATAGGCATTTTGCGCCTGGTGGGGTATGTGGCTTCCATAGGTCACTCAAGCCGTTTTGGGACGAGTTTCCAAGCGACTTGAGGTGGAATGACTATGCCTTTTATTTACTGGCTCTAAAACGCAATGTAAGGCCGTTTATGGCCACTACGACGCGCATGATTCACGATCTAGGCACTAATCATCAAACTGTTAGCGGAGTTTTACGAGATACAAGCCGAGATATGGAGGCCAATGAGCAAATGGCAAACTTTATTCAAAATCTCGAATTGTCTTAAATACAAGGAGGCTAAAAATGACTTTGAAAATTTATACAGGAGGCACTTTTGACTTACCTCATTCAGGTCATGTGAACTTCCTGAGAGAGTGTGCAAGGCTCGGTGAAGTGACCATATCGCTAAACACTGATGAATTTATAGCTGACTATAAGGGCAAGCCTCCAGTTATGACCTATAACGAAAGATTGCAGGTGCTATCAGAGTTTCGGTGCGTATCAAATGTGATACCTAACATAGGCGGGGCAGACAGTAAACCCGCAATCCTAGAAGTTCGACCTGACATCATTGCCATCGGTTCAGACTGGGCTAGAAAAGACTATTACTTACAAATGGGATTTAGTCAGGATTGGCTAGATGAACTAAACATCTCTCTGGTCTACATTCCCTACACCCCTGGCATAAGCTCTACAGAAGTCAAGCGCAGAATGAGGCTAAACTAGATACATGGCCATTACTGACGGATACACAACGCTCCAAGAAGTCAAAAGTATTCTTAGGATCACAGACGCATTTGAAGACACCCTGCTGGAGCGCTGTATAGAATCCGCTTCCAGACACATCGAAAGATACTGCGAGAGAACCTTTGTCTCTGGTTCGGCTACGCGAGTTTTCGCTCCTAACGACTCTTACCTATGCGAGATTGATGACCTTGTATCGGTTACAACAATCAAGACCTCTACTGACGCTGATGGAGTATTCGATACAACATGGGGTAGCGACGACTATCAGCTTGAGCCGTTAAATGGAATCTCAGGTGGCGTTTATTCTCCATACACTCGCATCCGCGCAGTTGGAGATTATCTTTTCCCAACTGTCAACTGGCCAGAGTCACAGGGTGATGCAACCGTGCAGGTAGCTGGAGTTTTTGGTTATGGCACTGCAATTCCTACTGACGTTATTCAAGCTTGCAATCTTTTGGCTGTTCGTGAATTCAAGCGCTATGACTCACCTCTCGGTGTTGCTGGATTCGGTGAGATTGGCGTAGTGCGTGTTAGCAGAACAGATCCAGACATCGAAGCTTTGCTCTCTCCATTCCGCAAGTTGAGGATGGCTTAGTGGCCGACATTACAACAATCCGTGAGGGTCTTGCTACCAATCTCGGAACAATCTCTGGGCTACGTGCTGTAGCTGAAATACCAGATAACCCAACGCCGCCAATTGGCATTGTCAACATGGAAAGCGTTGAATACGATGGCGCTCTAAACGGCGGCCTTGTTACCTACAACTTTGTTGTGACGCTTATTGTTGGTCGCGCAGCAGAGCGACAGATGCAACGAAAGCTTGATTCTTACTGCAGCCCGACAGGGGAAAATAGTGTGAAAGCTGCGATAGAATCAGATAAGACCCTTTCGGGGGAAGTGTATGACCTGCGGGTTGAACGCGCAACTTCGATTGGTTCCATAACAATAAATGACCAAACCTATCTGGCGGCTGAATTCACAGTCACCGTCTTTGCATAAGGAGAAAGCTATATGGCAAAATACGTTGTCACTGCAAATACAGTGACCCTAAATGGCGGCACTGTAAGCCCAAATGTGGCCCGTGCTGAACTGGTTCTAAATTCAGCTGAAGTTGACGTTACAGACTTTGGTTCGGATGGATGGACCGAGGTAATCGGTGGACTAAAGTCGGGAACTGTTTCCCTAGACTTCCACTCTGACTTTGGTGCTGGAGCTGTCTCAGCTCTATTAGAGGACCTGGTTGGAACCATCGGAACCGTTACACTAATCGCTGGCAATGGAACTGCTCCATCCGCCACAACCCCTCGTTACACTGCTACAGTATTGATCAACTCTTTCACTCCAATTTCAGGAGCTGTCGGAGACCTCAGCACCTTCTCAGTGTCGTTCCCTACGAGCGGCCCTGTAAGCTACGCAACAGCCTAGTAAGGAAAAGAAATGCGATTCAACCTAGTAATTCAGTTCGCAGATAAAACTAAAAAGGAAATCACAGCCAGCGCTGCTGACTTGGTTGCCTTTGAGGACAAATTCAATGTCCCAATCGGTTCGCTCGCTACTAGCCAGCGTCTAGGACACTTGTTGTTTCTAGCCTGGCATAGCGAGTCCCGACGTAAAGTAACACCTCTGGACTTCGAAGCTTGGCTGGATACAGTCGAGAGTGTAGGAGAAGCAGAGACAGACCCAAAATAAAGGGTCTCGGTGATGACTCAGCTCACTGGTTCATCGCCGCTCTTGCAGTAGAGACACACATCTCTCCGCGTGAGTTAATGCAACTCAGTGACAGGATGCTGTGGACTATGTATCGCTGGATAGTAGCTAAGAACATTAGCAAATGAGAGCCGCCCCTTCGGGGGCGGTTTTTCTCATTGCGGTAGAATTGTTTGAAAGTAAGGCGGTCTTCCTTGTTGCTTACCTCTCTCCTCGGCGCATTTTCGCGGTCCTATACGGCGGGCGCTGTAGCTGGATGGGGAAAAACTGGTGCTAAAGGCGGCATAGCGATTGGAAATTTCAATCTTCTAAAAGAGATGGGAACCAGCGATCAGAAGGCCGTGGTCTCATTGCCAGATCTCAAGGCTTTAGAAAAGCAATTAAAAGAGTTCGGACCAGACTCTTTGAAGAAGTTCAAAAACAACGCACGTCAACTGGGAACGCCCGCTAGAAATGCAATTAGAAGCGTCTTCCGCACTGTTGGAATCCATGGACCGTTAGGCGCTCCTAGAAGGCCAGGCCGTAAATACGACAAAATGTCGACGAATTACAGCCGCGGACATTTATCCTATTCAAGGTCAGTTGTCCTAAGCAACAATAATCGCGGCATCGATCTCAACTATAAAAATCGCAATGAAAGCAAAGCCCTAAGACAGCTTGCCACAGCGCAGGATGGAACCATTTCGATTGTTCGCGTCATTGTCAAAGCGCCTGCTTTTATCGTTGCTGACATGGCAGGCAAGAGCAACAAGGGTAAAAAACCAGTAGGTAGCTTGAGCCGTCAATACGAAACAGATTTGTTTGGTCGCGGAATAGTTACAACAAGGCACGTCATAACCCCTGAAAGACGAGTAGCAATTGACAATTGGTTAGATGCTTTGAATAGACGCGCGCACAATAGACGTCAAGGCACTGCATCCAGATACGCATGGCCAACTATGACTAAATACATGCCTACCCACAAATCCAACGCGGCTAGACTTCTAAACGAAGTAATCGCTACGACAAACAAGAAACTGGCTGAATAATGGCATTACAGAGTCTTATACTCCCGATTCTTTCGGTATTTAGATCTGCTGGTTTACAGCAGGCTTCTGGCGCACTCCGTGGGCTAACTTCTAACTTCGATAGCTTGGCTGGCAAGATTGGTCTTGCAGCTGGTTCTTTTAGCGCATTTTCAGCCCTTACAACGGCGCGCACATTTGCCGTGGAGTCGGTGCAAGCCACGCAGCTACTAGAGCGTAACATTCTGTCACTTGGTCAAGTCTTTGAGGAAGTTCAACCAAGACTCATCGCTTTTACAAAAGAAGTCGAGAGCTACGGCCTTTCGCAGTCTCAAGCTGCACAAGCATCGGTCTTCCTCGGATCAGTTCTAAAGCAGTATGGCTTTAGCGTTACTGAATCAGCAGATCAAACAGAACGACTTGTAACCCTTGCTCAAGACCTTGCCACAACCTATGGCTACGATGTCCAAGAATCACTCTTAGCTATTACCGCCCTATTCCGTGGTGAATATGACCCGATTGAAAAGTTCGGTGTCGCTATGAAGCAGAGCGAGGTAAATGCTCGTCTTGCTGCTCAGGGCCTAGATGATCTTGAAGGTGAAGCACAAGCCAATGCTATGGCTATAGCTCGACTTGAAATGCTATTTGAACGTGCTGCTGATTCGGTTGGCGCATTCGAGAGAGCTTCGAATACGCTTTATGGCTCACAACAAAAGCTAAATGCCGTTATCGGCAACCTCCAAGTTGCCGCAGGTGCGCCACTCCAAGAGCCTTTAGCAGCCATCAACAACATCTTCACTGAGATTTTTGAGACTTCAGGCCCAGGCATTGTCGACATCTTTGAAGCACTCGGACAGTTTATTGATGTCATTGGACCAACACTCGGTCAGCTTACGACACTGCTTCTAAATGTAATTCAGCCTTTACAACAACTAATAAACATCTTTGCTGGAGTTTTGGCTCCAATCCTCAACCTTGTTGTAGTGCCAGCTCTCGCCACAATAAATTCCGTCTT